AAAAACAGAAAAAACAACAAAGCCGGCATCATCACCGTAGGGGGAAACTTCACGTTGCCGGGACAAAAGAGACCGAATGTGATTGTGCTCACACAGCCCAAACGCTTCGGGCTGGACATTTCCGACTACATGGCAGCCGTAAGGGCGGCCGAGAATGTCGATTTCTCGCGACGTTACAAACTTTATGACCTCTACGAGGACATTCTGATGGATACCCACCTTTCCTGTGTGCTCGAAAAGCGAAAGAATGCCGTGCTGTGCTCCAACATGGAATTCCGGGTGGACGGGAAGCCCGACGATAAAATCAACGAACAGATACAGTCGCCCTGGTTCAACCGGCTGGTGGGTGACATCCTTGATGCGAAATTCTGGGGCTTCTCGCTCTGCCAGTTCTACAAGCTGCAGGAGTGGGTGGATTATGACCTGGTACCGCGCAAGCATGTGGATCCGGTCAGGGAACTCATCCTGCGCCACCAGACGGACATTACCGGCCATTCCTGGAATGAATATACCGACCTGCTTTTTGTGGGTTCACCGTCCGATTTGGGGCTGTTGGCCAAGGCTGCACCTTGGGTCATTTACAAACGTAACACCACGGGCGACTGGGCACAGTTCTCCGAGGTATTCGGCATGCCCATACAGGAATATATCTATGACTCCGACGACGACGAGTCCCGCCAGCGGGCCATGGAGGATGCGGCCAACGCCGGAAGTCTGGCGCAGTTCTTTCATGCCAAGGACACGGAACTCAAACTTACGGAAGCCGGAAACAAAACAGGGTCTGCCGATGTCTATGAACGCCTCTGCGAACGGTGCAACAACGAAATTTCCAAACTGATACTGGGCAATACGCTGACAACCGAATCGTCCGAAAAAGGCACACAGGCTTTGGGTACGGTTCATAAGAAAGTAGAGGACAAGGTACTGGAGGCTGACCGGAAATACGTGCTCAACGTGCTGAATTACGACATGACGGACATTCTGCTGCGCATGGGCATCAATACTGAAGGGGGGACATTCTGCTTTCCGGAACCGAAAGAAACGGATGCCGGTACCAAAATATCCATCCTCACGCAGCTGAAGAAGAACTTCAACATCCCCATCGACGACGATTATCTCTATGAGGAATTCGGTATCGACAAACCGGCCAATTACGAGCAGCTGAAGGCGGAACAAAAGACGGCTGAACAAGCCGACCGGATTCCAAGCCCGAAGAAGGAGCCGGAGCCAGCGAATAAGGGACGGGATGATGAACCGACACCGAAACAGAAAAGAAACTTCCGGAACTGGCTCAAAGGTTTTTTCGTGAAAGCCCCGGCAGACGGGGCAGCTTTAGACTGGTAGTCGACAGACTGTATGCGGCTGATAATGGCAGCGTCTCCATGGAGTTTGACTTCTCCGAAGAGGTGCTGCGGCGTGCCTTGCTGAACATATACAGCAGGGACTTTCATCCGGCAACCGAAATCGAAATCAACCTGTTCAATGAAATATGGGCAAAGATGGACAAGGCGGCAAAGGAAGGGTTCAGCAAATCCAAGGCCATTACTCCGGACGAGGATTTCAGAAATGCCATACTCCGGAACAATGCCGTATTCTCGGCATTCAAGGTACATCGTATGCAGAATGACATGGCACGACTTTTATTGGATTCAAACGGCATTTTAAAACCGTTCGACAAATGGGTACAGGAAGTCTTGCCCATTGCTTCCCATCAGGTTCGTCACTGGCTGCGGACGGAGTATGATACGGCGGTCATCCGGGCGCATCAGGCGGCTGACTGGCAACAGTTCCTGCGCGAACGCGATATTCTGCCCAACCTCAAATGGCTACCGTCCACCTCCATTCATCCGGGGGCTGACCACCGCCCGTTCTGGAATACCATCCGGCCGATTGATGACACGTTCTGGAACATCCACCGACCGGGCGACCGGTGGAACTGCAAGTGCGACCTCACTGCCACCGACGAGGAGCCGACACCACTTCCGGACGAAGACGACAAGAACAAGCCCCAGCCCGGACTGGATAACAATCCGGGAACGGACGGCAAACTGTTTTCCGACAATCATCCATATCAGGCAGAAGCCCACAAGGGTGCCCATAAAGCGGTGGATAAACTTATGGCCCGTATTGACGAGATGATTGCGGAAATGCCGGACTACCTTACCGGGGAGGAAAAAATGGCCATTGCCCGGAACAACCTCGAAATGGAAAAGGCTCTTAAAATCAAAAAAGGAAAACCTATGGATGTGGATAAGGCGGATAAACAGAATGCGAATCCCAAACACGTGGACGAGTATATTCCTGATCCTAACGGGATATATCGTGATAAAAGGGGAAACAGATACCGGAAGAACAGCGATTACGATAAAAAACGGGATACTCCATACAGTATCAACTGCCAGACTTGCGCACCGGCATACGCTTTACGATTACGTGGATGGGATATTACCGCCAAAGGCAATGTCGCAGGGTCTAAACTTGAATACCTGAGTAATGGACGTGCTTTTGAAGTCTGGAAAAACACCGACGGTACTCCGGCGCAACATATAAGTATAAACAGCTGGCTTGCGCACAAAGGGTACTTGAAAATGACCCCTAAAAGGTACATGGAGTATTTCAATGAGGTATGTAAGGAAGAAGGCGTGTATGAATTGAGTATCGGCTGGAAAAGCGGGGGCGGGCATGCTACAATCCTGCAACGGTTTGCGGATGGTGAACTAAGGTATATCGAACCCCAAAGCGATAATTCTGCCGGTTCAGGAATGGAATGGAAAGACGTAAAATATTTATGTGAAATAGGAGCTGCGACTTCCCACAACTGCAGGGGAGTCCTGAGAATTGACAATAAGCTATTCGATGTCTCCTTCCTCGATATTTTCGATACATGAATCGATAACGTCAAGGGATAACGGACCGGTTATTTCGGTTGCGTCTTTACCGTCATACAGATAGACGAAAGGATAACCGGTACAGGAGTCCCCCGGAAACTTGAACACATAGGCTTCCTGGCCTTCATAAATACCAAGGTATTCGAAGGTGTCACCGTATTGCTCAATAAGTACACGGGCCTCGTTCTTTACTTGTTCCGGTATATTCATAACGCATAAAAGGCATATTGGAAGCCTCGGTTGCAAAGTTATAAATTATTCTTGAATTACTGATGATTATGGACATAAAAGATTTTACGGAAATGATAAAGCGGAAACGTGACAGGCTGGACAGTATGATGCGCCGCAAAATGCCAGTCATGGTAGGACGAATGGCCAAAGACCATTTTCAGGATAACTTCCGGCAGGGTGGATTTGTCAATGGCGGTCTTCACCCTTGGCCCAAAGCCAAACGGCTGTCCTCGGGAGGTTCCGATGCCGCCAGCAATTATGGAACGCTGCTCTCCGGCAGGAAGCATCTGTTCAAATCGGTCGGATATACACCTGCAGACTACCGGGTAAGGGTATTCAACGAGGTGGTCTATGCACCCATCAACAACTGGGGCGGGGAAATCGATGTCACCGTCACAGACCGCATGAGGCGCTTTGCATGGGCCAAGTTCTACAAGGCTTCGGGAAAAAGAAAAAAAACCGGCACAGGGCAAAAGAAACGCGTCAAACGACGTTCCAAGCCGAAGGAACTGAATCCGCAGGCACAGTTCTGGAGGAACATGGCGCTTACCCCAAAAAAGAAACTGCACATCCGCATCCCGCAGCGCCAGTTCATGGGCGAAAGCGAAGAATTGAACCGGCGTATCCGGGAAAAGGTGGACCAGGAAATTACCAACATTTTAAACCAATAACGATATGGACGAAATTTTTATCGCAATCATGGAACAGATTGCACAGGAAATGCCGGAACTCTCTCTCATCGACGAGGACTACGGACAATTGGAAATGGGAGCAGAAGAAGACCAGTACCCGGTCACTTTCCCTTGTGTATTAATCGGAAATACAAACTCCGACTGGCACGACCTCGGATACGGGGCACAGAAAAGCGAATCCGCACTGACCGTCCGGCTGGCCATCGATTGTTACGACGATACAAGCTACGCATCCGGCACGTATGACAAGGTGAGGGAAAGGCAGCAGCTGGCCAAGAAATTATACAAGTCGCTGCAGTGTCTGCAATGCACGGACAACGCTTCGCCGCTGGTACGCGAGAAAAGCCGTTCGTATGCCATGCCGCATTACATCAAGGTCTATGAAATGACGTTCTCATTCACACTGCACGATGAATCGGCCATGCCGTCATCTTATGGGGAATAGTTCCAGCTGGGCGGCAGTCAGACGGGGGGCTTTCACCTTGGGAACAGGCTTCAGATTGTAGTCTGTTCCCTCACGTGATTTCCGGCGGATGATGGTCATGATACGTTCCTCGGATATAAAGAATTCGCGCTCCGACAACACTTTTAAAGCATCGTCGAACCGCAACCGCTGTATTTCTGTCCAATAGTAGTAACGACGGCATAGTGCCTCGTCACGCAGCTTGATCAGTTCTTTATCCCGTCCTTTGCCCATACATTTTATTTCTCTTACAAAAATAACTGATTTCCATCTATTTTAAGAACAAAAGCGCCGCAATTATAACAACTGCGGCGCTTTCTGTTTATAGGGTTAACGGGTTTCGGTTACAAACGGCAGAAACTGGGTTCAATGCGGGTCCATACGCCGTTTTCAGGGTTGCGGCGGCTGAAGTAGTAGTTGGTGGCATTGCGCTGCACTACATTAGCTTCCTTGAACAGGCGCATGATGTCTGCATACTCTTCATCGAACTTATCTTCCAGTTCATACAGCTTTGAAATGCTCTTGTAGTCCAGGTCGCCCATCTTGTTGCGCTCCAGCAGGGTCATGGCCATCTGATACATCGGATCATCAGAACCTTTCTCGCTGTTCTGCATGTAGCGCTTCAAATAGTCAATCAGACGGTCGGCTGCCATGTCGGCTCGTTCATCGAAGCCTTTCACCTTGTTGCTTTTCACTTCCAGACGGAAGTCTCCGTCCGTAATGGTATAGCTGCGCTGTTCGTCGCTTTTCACCTGGCCGTATTCCTTCATCACCTTGGTAAAGGCATCGGCTTCTTTTTCCAGCCATCCGCGGAACCCGGTCACGGCATTCACCATCTCAAGAACGTTGGTCTTTACTTCGTGCATAAACTCACCGCGTAATGCCTCGTAAGTTTCACGACGGGCGATGCGGTCTTCTTTCTCTTCTTGCTGCAGCTGGGCCATGAGGGCTGCTCGCTGTTCTTTACTCAGGGACTTGATGTCCACACTTTGATTGTTCTTTTCCATTTTAAATCATTTTAGTTGTTAATCAGCTATTACTTTGTCATCCTTCAGCAGCAAAGCGAATGTCCTGTCTCTTTCTGCTTTGGTTTCAAACTTCTTGTATGTCTTCCAGCCACCGTTTATGCCGGTACACATCTTTATCCTCGGGCCTGGATAATCATCCTTTCGTATTATACAGAACCCCGCTTTTATCAGCTTGTCTTGGTCATCTATCCTCATAATCATCCTGCTTTTCCGGTTCATCGTCTATCAGCATGGCCTCCCCATTGGCATACGCCCAGTCGGCCAGTTCGTTGAAAAACTCCGCTGCATCCTGGTTCTCCATATCGGATGTCGTAAGGGTCACGTCTTTTCTTATGCGCTCAAGCGCTTCATGTGCTTTTTTATCCATATTGCTCTATTTATCGGTTAAACCTCCTTTTCGTTGGATAGCCCGCAGTTTGATGGCCAGTTGTTCCAGCTCGGCTGTACTAACCTGAACAAAGGGCTTGCCGGCTATCCGGGGGTTGTTGCAGAATTCGTTCACCCGGTTCCAGTCGGTGGTGTCTATACCCAACTGTTGCATCAGCTTCAGGCAGACGCTGCGTTTCCGTCGCAGTTCCTCGCGAAGTTTCTGCCGCCATTCGTCTTGTCCGCTCAGTTTCTCCAGAGCAGTACAACAAACTTCATACTCCTTGGCCGTCATTTCCTTCAGACTGTCTGTCCGGTTCCACGTGTACTGCAGCACGATTTGTTTTTTGAATTCCTCCCGATCGCCCTGATAAGGCAGTTTGTTGAACAATGCATAGAACCGGG